TACTTTGGTAGGCCAACAATTTCTCGGAGGTGGTTAACAAGGTCATACTGCTTCATTGCTGGGTCCACCGCCGGTGCGTCAGGAGCAGGGCCGGGGTCTGGCATATATGTATCGTCCGGCATGTTTCGGGGGTCAAATGCAATTGGCTCATCAACAGGCGGTAGCCACACCTCTTCGGTGGGCGGTCTTTGCGATTTGAGCCACTCAAGGAATGCTGAATCATCAAGCATGGCTTGAATAGCCGGGTCACTCGACACCAGCTTTGGCGTGATGACTTCCGGTAAAGCTTCCGGTGGCACTTCCGGTGGCGCAATGGGCTTATCGGCCATGACAGATGACATTCTTGCCGAGGTGACCGGCGCAACCGAGGCGACCGGGGCTTTGACGGTAGACGTTAGGGACGCTTTTGTTGATGGCGCAGTCACTTTTGCAACGGGTGTTGGCATTCTGACCGACGGCTGTATCTTTTTCACCACAGGCGCAAGCTGTTGAGCTACTGGTGGCAGCTTTGCTTGAATCATTGGCCCTGTCACGGCCTTTGCGGCGGTTGACGCTGGCGCAGGCTTTATGACCGGCGCTTTGTAAATTGGGGTCGGTGGCGGCAATGGCGCAAGCTTGACAGGTGGGGCAACAGGCACCTTGTTCAGCAATGCCTGGACTTGCGGGCCGGTCATCACCTTGCTGGTGGTTGGCGCTGAATAGAACGCGCTGGGCTTGGTTGGGACCATATTGGTCACGGGCGCTGACATTGCCTGCATTTGTGGACCAGTCAATGCCTGGTTGGATGGCTTTGCTGGTACCGGCTTGGCGGTCGGCACGTTGAATGCCTTCATCTGCGCTGCGGTGTAGTACCCGCCAGATGCGGCATGGACCTCGCCACCATCTTTGAATGGGCCGCCACCCAACTCTGGAGCCATGTGAGCAAGCCCGCCATGAATTTCACCACCTTGGGCATGACCTTCGCGCCACAACTCTTTGAGCCAATCGTCGGAAATCTCTTGTGAGGGTAATCCCTTACCTTCCATGCCAAGGGCCAATGGGTAGTAGCCTGGGCCTTTTTTCTTCTCGGCATCGCTACGTGGGTTGCCATCTTTGTTGGGTGAAGCCTCCCATTCTTTGTACCAATCTTTCAGAAATGTGCGCGATGGCACGGGTTTGTATTTAACCCGCTGGTCCTTGCCTTGCAATATGGTTGGGAACCCTGGATGCTTGTCGGGTCGGTATTCACTGGTGCCCGAAAGGCTGAACGCTCGGGGGCCAACGGCAAAGGTTTCAACATCGCCGCCCATCTCGGGGTGCAACAGCATGGGATCGGTTTCGGCCCGCAGTGTGCCGGGTGCATCAAAGATGGTGCCGCCAATGGTGCGGTCGCCCTTCTTGGTCATGCGGTATGGAGACAGGCCACCAACACCTTCACCACGCATCATGTCAGCCACCACGGCGCGTTTGTCAAAGGTATCAAGGTTGCGCCAAAGGTCAGGGTCAAGAATGTCCACGCCCTCACCAAACACAAGGGACTTATCTTTGCCGCCTACGGCAGCAGCCAACTTGTCGTTGATCTTGGCCAGCAATGCCGGTGGCATGTTGCCCGCCTTGACCTCACGCATAAACAGGCGCTTGAGCTTTTCAAACACCACCGGGTTGGTCTTCAACTGGTCTTCGCTGCCAAGCATGGTGGTGAACAGATGCTCGGGGCTAGATAGGTTCTTCAATCGACTGCCGGTGCCTTCGTCCATCACGCCCCACACATCATCGGCGTAATTGGGGTCGTACTCACCCAGGGCGGAGAATTGAGAGCCACCGATGTTGCCACCACCCACGCGGGTGCGGTCGGATTGGGTTTGATACACCCGCTTGAATCCCTTTTCACGGGCGCGGCCAAAGGCTTCGGATGCCCTGATGGTTGGCTCTTGAGCGATGCCCCTGGCTGCGGCGTTGCCTGCTGCGGCGCGGTCTGCTGCCTTGAGTGGGGTGTATGTACTGGTGACGGGCGCGGCTTGGTTGTACACGTTCTTCACCGCATTAACCACTTGGGCTGCGGCACCCAGCTTACCTTTTTTGGCTTGGCTCATATGGCGTATGGGTTGACCCGTGTTCGTTGGACATCGACGTAACCGTCGTCATCGTCATCATACCTTGGCTCGGGATCAATGTCCAACCACCCCATGTCCTTGAGCCAGCGGATAGCCTGGGTGGCCGAATCGACATAGTCATCATGGTTGCTGTCGGGGAAGCTGCATATCTGTGAGAGGAACCCCTCGGCCCAGTCACGCACCATGCCCTTGCGCACACTGGACTCGGGCAGCCAGACACGCCCAGCGGCAAACACCGCGGCTGCGATCTGGAGGCGTTGCATTTTGTCAGCACGGCCAGGGTTGTAGCCACGCACCGGCAGTTGGGCCTTTTGTAGCTCTTGGATCAAGCTGATGCCTGCGGCTTTGTCCTCCACCAGGATCAGGTCCGGTCGCTTGGCGTCTCGGCCTTCACCGTAGCTTGTGCGGTATTCGTTCAACACCTTGGGCTTGAGGTCGGGGAAGCTCAGATGCTCGGCCCAGGACTCGAGCAACAACACCGACATGGGTCCATCGGTGGGCTTGAAGATGCCCCACACGGTGCAGGCGGTCGGGTCATTGTGTTCTTTTTCGCTGAATGCACAGTCGAGGCTGATCATCACGTACTCGAGCTTGGGCAGCGCCTTGCCATCGGGCCAGAGCTTGAACATGGACCGGGTGACCACCTTGCCATCCTCGAGATCGACCACCTCACCCAACACCTCTTGGTTGTACAGCTTGGTGCCTTTGTACTGCTCAAGCTGCCGGGTGAATGTGGGTGCCAGATGTGCGCTGTTGGCATAGGTCGAGGCGCGGTCAATGATGACATCGTCGCCCTCACGGCCAACCAGATCAAGGATCAGGTCTTTGGGCTTGGGTGTGGTGGTCACGATCACCCGCGGCGACTCACCCAGGCGCAGCCCGAATTGCATCATGTCCCAAGCTTCCTTGTCGTATGCAAACGCACAAAGCTCGTCCACCCAGGCATAGTGGAACTGGGGGCCACGCAGGCGCTCGTAACTGTCAGCGCTGATGCCGCGAATGCTGTTGCCGTTTATCAGCGTGATAAGGTGATCTTGCTTGTTGTAATCTCTTATCAAATCTTTAGGAATCACGGCGAGCAAGCCGGATTGCCCTTCAAAGCAGGTGTGCTTGACGTCATTCGAAGTGGGAGCCAGCACCAGGGACCGGCAGCCGGGCGTGATCCATGTCCACCACCACAAATTTTCAGCGCCAGCCCTGGACTTGCCCGCGCCGCGGCCTGCGAGAAGTAGCCAGACCTGCCAGTCAATCTCCATCGGGGGTGGTATCTGGTGCTTGTGGGCACCATTGATCCACTCAATGTGCTTGATGATGGCCAGCCGATCAGCCTCTGGCTTGGCCGCAAACTCGGCCGCGGTCTGGTCATCAAGCAGTTCTGCTAACACAAGTACTACTCAGTATGGGCCGGGCTTGTATAAACCCGTGTTTTTTGGCACCCAAATGGGCGGCGTGTAATGATTAAGCACCAGCACGCTTGCTCATTTCCAAGTGTTTGATGATCTCAAACAGGCGGCTGGCACTGGTGTCTTCGGTGCTGATGGGCGGCTGCCCGGCAACCCCATGGATGCCCACCTTGTCACCATACTTGCTTGGGTGGAATTTGGCCAAGAGCTTGAGCCGGGTTTCGATCTGGAGCTTGCGGTGCCCCAGCATATCCTCGACGGTGGTGGCCGTGCCCTGGTCAGTCATCACCTGTTTCTGGCCATACTGCACGGTGTCAGCAATGAGCAGGCACTCCTCAGCAATGGCGTCATAGCCTATATCACGGGCGCGTGCGATGGCTGTGGATAGAGCTTCGTCGCGCCCCATCCAATCGTAAACCGTCCTCCACGCTGGGAATCCCTCATGCTCTCTGCATATCTGGCGTAGGGGGATTCCATCACTCAGTTGCTCACAGATGATGCGAGCGATCTCAGGTGTGTATTTCGTGGGTTTGCCGAGCTTTGCGGGCGTGGTTGGTACCTGGGCCTTGGCGGCTGGCTTTGTGGGCTTGGCGGCCCGTTTGAGTGGCTTGGTGGCGGTTTCTGGCATGACCCGTATTCCCCATGGTTGAGTTGGCTGGAGTTTACGCTGTTTTGGCGGCCATGAAAACCGTGCGGGTTGTTGGTGGCACGGACTCACGGGTCTCGACTTCCGCTATACCTGTCCTTCTGGTGATCTTTCAGTTCCACCAACACGGCTGGGGGCTGGTGGCGCATCAACGGTCATCCGCCACGGACTTCCAATGCACAACCCCCATGCGTGATGATGTTGGGTTCGATTCGGTCTTCAACTCGGCGCAGTGGAAAGCCAGAAAAACCTGCGCGTTGACATCCTCAAATGCTGGCTTGACACCCAACACGATAATTTTACGGTCGCCAAATTAATACGTCAAGCATGATGACGCAAATGGCCAAAAGAAACACAACGCGCTCAACGCGCTGGGCAAGGGTCAATTTGATTGGATTCATGCGGCCTCCCAGGTGATGGACTTGATCATGGTGCGGGCGTTTAACTCGGCCTGCTTGGAGTTGCTGCACTTGATGCAGCGCTTATCCTCGGGTTCGGCCAGAAAACCCTTCCAATCGGTCGCCATGGGCGCTTGATGGATGTTTCTGCCGCAGGCGGTCTTTGCAAACCAGCCGCTGCCGTTTTTGTGCAAGTGCATTTGATGGGACATTTTGATTTCCTTCGCTGTTAAACAATAAAATTTTGATCTTCGCAATACAACTCGCGCACATCAAACGAAATCTTGTCCAGCAATTTCTCAACGGCGTCATCCATGGTTGGGGCATACACCGTGTAGTCATAGGGCTGGTTCAGTTTGTTGATCACTGTGATGGTGAATTCTTGCATGTCATGTCCCCTTGTAGCCCCAGGCGGGCACGGTTTCCAAATTGCGAGCGGCGGCATAGCTCAGTTTGATGCTGTTGTCATTCAGGTATGCGGCCAACTCTTGCCGCTCGGAGCGCAAGCCCTCAAGCACTGCCACGTTGTGGGGGGTGGGGCTGTAACGCTCAAACATTGTGATGCAACGGCCAATGTGGCCAATTGCTTGCTCGACGTTGATGATCATTGCACCGTTGTTCATTTTGATTTCCTTCGCTGTTAAAATTAAGCTGCGTTGTATCCGCGTGCGGCAGCCAATTTGGCGGCCAATTTCAATGCGCCCTCAAGGGTTTTTGAGGAGGCCAACACATCAAGAGTGACTGGACTGCGCACCAAAAATTTGCGAATGCGCTCTTCGCAACCCCATGCACCGACGTTGCGCAGGGCGCTGTAATCTATAAATACGCTGCGGCTGCGCACGCTGCGATCTTGGCAAAAGCTTGTCCACTCTTTGACCAGGGCTTGCTGCTCAACGGTGAGGGAAGTTGCATTTTTTGCTGCTTTGGGGCTGATGATGATCATTTGATTTCTTTCGCTGTTGGTTAATGTTTTGTCCTGAGACACAATCATAACGCACCTAAAACCGATTCGGTTGACATACGCATCAAATATTTGCATAAGTGCAAACCCTAATAAAAGTCTTTAAGCAAATCGCTTCGGCTTGGGTGTTTCATTTTGCGTAGCGCCGACAATTCAATTTGCCTGATGCGCTCTTGTGATAAATCAAACATATCCCCGATCTGATCAAGCGTTGCATCACACCAAAATCGAAGGTAAAGCACTTTACTTTCGTGCAAGCGCAAAGTGTCAAGCAATTGCGCCATGACCACCGGCAACTTAACGGCCATGTCGTGGTCTGGTTCCTCTGGCTGATGCATCCACCGTGGAAACCGGTCAAAGACCTCACGCTCAAGCTCCTGGTGCCGACTGCGCCAAATGGTGCCAACCACTCTGTGGCAATCGCTCAAGGGCTTGGCGGGGTCAATGCGGGTCAATGGGCCACCTCTTTAGCCTGCGCCTCCAAGCTGTCGAGAAACGCGATCAGGTCATCCAGCGTCTTGCCTGGGTTGGCATCGCGCCAGCGTTTCATCTCTTCCAGCATGTAACTGCATCCCGAGTCGAACCCCTTGCCGTAAATGTCTGCTTGATCCATGATTTACCCCTTTGTTTCATCTGCGGACCGGAAGAGGTCGCGGTATGCAACCGCCTCGTCGCGCACGAAGAACACATCATGGCCAAGCCTGCGGTGCTGGCCAACGGCCTCGGCTGCCGCCGTCCATGACACAAAGCTTTGCTCGGAAAGCTCACCGACGTTGTCGATGACCCAAAATGTGTACAACTTCATGCGGGCACCTCGGCGTCCAAAATGGCCTGCAAGCCCTGGATGATTTGACGGGCCTCTTCCCGATTCAAAACGACATGGGCGCTGCCGTGACGCGTTTGCATGGCCAGCCAGACGCAATCGTCAAAATCACTGACTGACACGCGGACGTCGGCTTCGGTGCGGATGATGGTTTCAATTTCTGTTTTCATGGTGTGCTCCTTAACAATTGGTGTTTTTGGCAATATAGACATTGCATTCATCTTCAGTGCCAATGAACAAAGGCTTAACGGTGCTGTGAGTGTTAACAGGTCGGGTGATATAGCAATCGCTAAACTTGCTGAAAATTACCTCGTACATTTTTATCTCCAAGTAAGGGGCCGAAGCCCCGTGGGTTTAGTTGGACAGAGGGGTGGTGGTGGCCGACAAGTTGTTGTAAGTCACTTTGGTGTGCTTGGCAATCAATTCGGCAGGGGCGTTGAGCGCCTTGGCAACTGAGGCCCAAGAGGTGGACTTACGCTCTTCGGTCAGCGTGATCGTGGTGGCGTACATCGTGCCAGCGTAAGTGCCTGCGCCGAGCAGTTTGATCTGGTTTTTGAGTGACTCGGCTTGCTCGGTCAGTTGCTCGATCTGGTCTTGGATCAGGCCCAGGTCATCGACAATCTTGAGGGTGGTGGTTGCAGTCATTTGGAAATCCTTCGCTGTTGGTTGGTAGTGTTGTGTCCGAAGACACATACATAATGTATCACGAACCGATTCGGTTTACACGCCGATTAAAATATTTTTAATCTTTAAACCCTAGGGGAAAAAAGTATTACTAGGGTCTTTGAGTAATTCCCTCGTTTCATCCAGCAAATCTTGCTCAGTGAATCCCATCAACTTTGGCCATGCCTTGGTGCCAACGCCGTGTATGCCGCTCAGAGAGCCTCTGTGGTGGGCTGGGCATAGTGGGATGACATCCATGTGGCTTGCACGCCTTCCAGCCCCCGTTCCGGCCCGCGGGTGGTGCAATTCGGCGGGGGTGCCTGGGAACCCCAGGCGGCGGCACACAGCGCAGCCAAGCTCGGCCACGGCGTTCATGTGCTTGCGCTCATCACTTGTCGGTGCTTTTTTCATTGAACCTCCGCTCCAAGCTTTGGGCCAGCATTTTGCGCAGCCATGCGGCCCCGCCCAGGCGCACAAATTCCTCGCGCATCGAGCGGGTCACCCTGGCAGCCACCAGCAAATTGACGCCGGTGATCTCTGATTTTGGTCTTGGCATGGGTTACCTCATCACTGGGCCGTTGCACCACAACACGATGCTGTACCGAGTGCCTTTGGTCACCGGGATGACTTTGTGCTGCATCTCGCTTGGGAAGACGATGATCGAACCCTGCTCACGCAAAGCTTTGGCATCTTCTTTGAGGCCAATGATCAAGTCACCGCCCTCGTATGTCGCCGGGTCCGATAGCTGCATGACCAACGACACTTTGCGGTGCTTGCCCTTTTCCTTGTTAAAAAATTCCTCATCGGCATGCCAGTCATAATGGCCGCCGGGGGTGTATTCGCCAAGCTGGCCTTGCTCACATGAATCAATGTCAAAGCCCCAGCAAGCTTTGCTGTTAGCAATCAGTGCTTGGTTGAATAGGTACAGCACCACGGGGTCGTTTTCTGGTATCCAGCACACCTTGGTTTTGCGATGCGGGTTGACCGATTGATCAACCAAATCGCCCGTCTTGGCCTCTTCTGCGCCATCTGTTTTGAAATGGGTGTCAATGATTGCTTGACAATCGGATGGCGTGAATGAGGCGGCATATTGCCATGTTCTGGCGGTGTGTTTCATTTGCATGATCACTTCCTTCCCTGGGCCAAGATTGTGCAGATGGCGGTATCTGCGTGGCTGCTCACGCCGTCCAGCGCACAAGCCACAACCATAGGGTCAGCGCCATTGCTGACGGCCTTTTCCCATTTGTCCATCTTGTTGTAACTGTTTACGGTGAGGCACACCATGAGCGTCACAAAGAACGCTAATAACATTCCCCAAATACAAAGCCCAAATTTTTGATCTTCATTCATGTGTTTTTCTCCAAAACAATTTTTTCAAGTTTTTTTACAGCTTCACAAAGGTCATCGTGCAAATAGTCGGGGAGCATATTCTTTGTGCTGAATGCCCATGACTCCAATGCCGACAACAACTTGATGATGGCGAGTGCTTCTTGTTTGCTCATGTGTTCTTCTCCTTGAGTTTGGCTTCGATGGCTTTGACTAAATCTTTTAAGTTGCCTCCATCTTCCCAATCAATGTCATCTTCATCCGTCAGCCCTACCCATGTGCGCTGTGGTGGGTCAATGATGTCTTGCAACAGGTGTACGCCGCCATCTGGCCGCACGACGGCTCCAACCACACCGATGCGCCCATCTTTTTCCCAGTGCGCTTTGAATGAATACTTGGGTGGCTCTTGCGCCTCCAGCGGTGGCTTTCGCATGATCATCTTGTCAGGGTCTGTTGGGTGGTCTTCAAAGTATGCGGCTGTCATGCTTGTCCCCTTGCTCTGATTGCTTTGGCGCATTCTTCACCGTCATCCATGTACCAAGTCATCACATCACACACCTTCGCACACGCCTCGCGTTCCGCTAGGACTGCTTCTTTAATCATGTCTCTGTACTCGGCATCTTGAATTTGGCGCTTGCGGTTAAGTGATCGCAAAATCTCTTGGCGCACATTGGACATCCGCTCAACCTCATTGAATGCTTCATCTTCTTCGGTCATAGCGTCACCTTGTCTTGCATGCGGTTGGACGCCTCTAATGAGCGCCATACGTCAATTCGCGCCTGGGCAGCAATGATGAGCCACCGAATCTTTTCTTCGGCCTCCACGGCTTGTTTGATGGCCATCAGGTGTGCTTTGTAGTTTGGGTCGCTGTATGCCTCGCGCTCTTGCGCATTGACCGCCTCAAACCCGTGGTGTAACGCCGTCTTGCAAAGCTCGGCTTTAAGTGTTTTGCGCATTTCTTCCACATAAATGCGGTTGGCCTTCGCCTGCGCATACTCGCCCGACTTGGCAATGATGAAATCAATTGCTACGTTGGGATCAATCAGTTTGTCGCTCATGGTTCAATCCTTCACTTTTGTTAATAAATTTGTCATTCATTGCTTTGGCCATTTTGTAAGAGCAATCTGCAATGTCTTGGTAACTCATGGAGTTTGACCTTTGCATCATGGCGTGCATGGCAAACAGCGCCGCGATGTCTTCCCACTCTGGTTCAACTTTCATGGCAACTCCAAAATTTTTACTTTAACCATGCCGCCAACTTCGTCGGCCCAAAATATCCGCAGGTCGCATATCAGCGCGTCATCCAGCATGACACCGGCATGCACCAAAGAATCCAAAATGGCCTTGAACAGGTTGTCCAGGTCACGCCTGCGCCGGTCGGGACGGTAGGCTTTGATGGTCACCAGCAGTGCCGAGTCCATGTGCTTGGCCGCCCGCTGGATCAACACCTGATCGGCCACCGCTTTGCGATATGCCCTGCCCGGTGCGCTGAGAATAGTGCGGCCATTCACATTGCGCCAATAGGTGTTAACGGTTGGCGGCCATGGTAGCGTTAACACGATCTCGTTCGGCCCGCATGCGTCGAATGAGATCTTCGCAAGCTTCGTCACCTCTGCGTTTTCTGATGTCATTTTTTACTCCTTCCCACCATGATTGCGCGTTCACGGACCCGCGCTCTCCAATCATGGATCGATACCTTCTGATCCACTCCCGAGCCTCGCATTGGCGCATGTGGTCCAACATCTCCGGTGTGAGCGAGGGCGGTATTGATTTCAGCCTCGGTGCCTGGAAACCCTTCTCGGGCGCGGGCAAGGACTTTTTGAGCTTCTTCATAATTCATGCCACCACCCGCAGGGCTTCGCGCCATGCCTTTTTTTGGATAGCCGACAGCGCCATACCATCGGCCTCTTGCTGCTGCAACCGCTTGGCCCAGCCCTTGGGGTCTTTATCAGCGTTGCCCATGATGTTTTTGAACCGCAGCACCGTGCGCCGCTTTTGTTCGTCAGTCATGGGCGCTGCCGGTTCCTCGTACCGTTTGGCCCTGGACATCAACTGGTCACTTGTGATCTTGGCGGTGATCGACCCCCAGTCCATCACATCAGCCCAGGCGTGGGCACCACACAAGCGCCCGCTTGGACCGTCCACCGCCCAGTTGCGCGAGCAATTGTGAGCTTGGCAGGCCAGCCGGGCATCAGACAAATTCTCTGTTTGTTCAACAAAAGGTTTACTAAATTTCATTTTGTGTATTTCCCATCAATGATTTTTTGAAAGTTGGCTGCGTTGATTACCCATTCCAGGTCGGGCTTCCATACCCTCCCATTCGTCTCAAAACCGCCAGCAAGGCGGGTTTCTTTGGAGATGTACCCCAGTAGCTCATCCCACCACGCAAGGCCGTCATGGCGCGTTTTGTAGCCTTCGGGGCTGTATTCCGAGGGTTTGGATGCCTGCACCCAGCGTGCCTTCAAGGTTGCGCGTCTGGTGCCCTCCCAAACCCGAGGTTGGGTCAGGTGGGGCAAATGCTTTTTCCAAAGGTCCAAAATTTCCTGCTGCGGGCAGTCCGGAAACTTGGTTCCGGACAAAGAAGCTTTAGCTTCTTTAATCTGTGTAATGGGTAATGTGTTATGTGTAGCATTGCTTTCGGTTTGCGCTGGCAATGCGTTCGCATCTTTTGCCTTGCCCCACCTGACATC